GTCGAGGTAAAAAGAACAAGCTTGTTTTGTGCCCTACGATATATTTTCCTATAAACAGCATCATGGCGAACGGAGAGTCCTTATCGAACTCCCTGAACTCCTGGCGCGGCTTATAGTACTTATACCTGCTCGGGCAACCGGAGGAAAGAATCCCAGAATCTGGGGACTCCCATTCCGGAACGATATAGGGTCCAGTTTTTAGAAACGACGCCAAGTGCGAAAGCGAGTCAAGGAGGTATATTCCAACCTTCGAAGACCACTCAAGCAACTGGTTAATCGCAACGTATATGGAAGGGTCATGGCTAAGATCACGTACGTAGAATGGAGTTACATCCCATCCTTTGTAGTAGTCACCGCCACAACTCTCCCGAAAGGGCCCTTTGGAGTAAGATTTATCGGTATTAACGATAAATCCAGCACCTTGAAGTACTTCACAAAAGCCGGCATACTCGTTAGCAGGTATGATGATATCATCACCAAAAACTGCGGTAGAAGCCCAGTCTATAAAAAGATTTGGGCCTCCGCGGGTACACCGGTATCCGTAAATGAGACTGACCAGTAGAAGAGTCATCAGGGGAAAAGTGTAACCGTTCCCCATGGTGGAAATCATCTTCAGTGGAACAGCCTCACCATTAGGCAGTACAGTCTGCGGTGACCGCAAGGTCATTAGCAGATCATACCACCTTTTGGGCATCAAGAGCTGAACTAGTTCAGGTTTGATACAATCAGAAGCGGACTTTAAATCAATCGTCGCGAGACGATCAGACAGCGAGCCGCTACATGCCAAGGCCTTGTTCTTAGGCTGTTGACGCGATATATCAAGCCCTATGCTGCGAAGCACGTCCTCAAGATACTTTCCTGCGGCAAGCTGCAGGGCCATATTGCCGGACGGTTCAATAGCAATAGTTCTCTCCGTTTCTTCGTTCTTTGGTACCGTTGTCAAGCGCGAGCCCTCTACTTCCAAATAACCATTCTCCTGCCTCAGATTGTCATGGAGGCTAAAGTACAGGTTATTTCGACGAAGCATCAAAATCAAGGGCACGCAAGGAGTCGTGCAGCTCATGGGCTGAACGATCTTTTCGGCAGTATGAGTACCCCGAACGCCATTACTGGCGCCGGGGCCAAACCGCCATAGATCGAACATATACCCGAGATCAAGGGTTTCCTGAATGTTACTATCCGACAAACGAGCGTTGAACCTCTCAAGCACTACAGTAATGAAGTGACGAGAGTTTTCAATAACCCGTTCAGGGAGAGCAACAACATGATTCCCAACCATGCCATTGACGTCGCAAAAATCAGCGACAGCTTTAGCACGGAGACCTCTTTGAGAAAGTTTAGCACGCTTACGCATGCGAAACAATTGCCGTTCGATGGCGAAGACTTTCCAGTCTTCGTTAACGATGGCATTGCGCAACTCCTTTGACAAAACATCGAAGAAGCTAATCAGTCTATCTTCAGTTTTACCCATTGGATAACTCCAAATGGCTACGAGGTTATTAAAGTACGCCCGAAATCACCGTGTCGGCGATCCCAGACGCTTGATTCCAACCCGTCCCGAAATGAGACGAGAGGAGAGCCCTGAGATCTTCCGGTTCGTATGTATCGGTGCCAGCCGGAATTTCAATGGTCGTAGTAACACGCGCGACCATCGAGTTCTGGTTAGCTGCCGGCTGAACGCCTTTACGAGTTATCAACTTGTAGACGTTCATCGGTACGTTCTTAATAATCCCCGTAACCGGGTTGGCCTGAGGTAGGACCCTCAGCACTGCCGGACGGAAGAACGTGATCGTGAACGGTTTTGACACCGTATTCACGTCCACGTTCGTTTGTGTACCACCAAGAGCACTAACGGCGTACTGCTTGCCGTTAATGTTCGGTGCCACATCCGCAACGATAGTGTAGGTCGGGCTGGTAAGCCCGCTGACAGCCGCTCCGGTAATCGGAGTACTAGGTGCAAAAGACATAGGAATGCCTTAGAGATTATATGCGCTGTATGAGAACAGACGCAAGGTTGAGGAGTTTTGATACTCCGAAATTGCCGATCTCATCCATGGACCGAAAACGCAATCCAGCATGAGGAAGGGCACCGCCTAAGGGTATACGTTCGAACTCAAAGCGCTCAAACTTATTAGTCATATTGCTAGGACTAATAACATAGTCAGTCCACGGTTTCCATGTGGTAATGACTTGCGCCTTGCATTCATAACGTCTGGTATAGCCGCTATAAAACATACTTCCAGGTATAACATTGAAAGTATCATCAAGAAACGTACCCACGGTTGTAAAGTAATCCACGACCCACGAGTAGGGAACCAACTCCCAAAAAGCCGGGAGCAAGTTCTCACCCGAAAAGCCGAGGTGAGCTAGTATACCGTAGTCGTTCCCTGCATTAACGGCTGCTTGACCACCGC